ACAGAGTTGGATGAAGAACCATCCATTCTGATAGAAAATTGCATGATGATTACTAAGGACGGTGCATTAGAGAAGTATCCTTTGCACACGGATCAACGTGACTTGTTCTTGACAAGTGACAATGTTTTTACTATAATTGATCCATCTCCTGAAATAGCGGAGAAGTACAGAGCACTTACTTAATGGGTTTTTATACAGACGTATTACTTCTTGGTGATGATATCCTTTACCGAGGGTATGAAGATGGTGATGCCATCACTTATCGTGAGAAGATCAGACCCCTGTTATATTTTGTACCTCAGGATCAAACCAAGAAGTCAAAATATAAAACTCTAGATGGTCGGTATGCTCATCCCAAAAGGTTCGATGGAGCTAGGGATGCTCGTTCTTTCATTGAGAAGTACGAGAATGTGGAAGGTCTAGAGGTGCATGGGTATGATAGATTTGTATATCAATTCATAGCAGATAAATTTCCTGATGAGATTGATTTCGATATGGATCTGATGAAGATCTATACGATTGACATCGAGGTCGCATGTGATAATGGATTCCCTTCTGTAGAGGAGTGTCGTGAAGAGATGCTTTGTATTACGATGAAGAATCTCATCACCAAGAAGATTACTACTTGGGGTACTCGTGAGTTCCAAGGGGAACATGAGTACAGGTTATTTAATACGGAATCAGAGTTGCTAGAGGACTTCCTACAGTGGTGGGTCTCTGAAACTCCTGATGTCATTACTGGATGGAACTGCAACTTGTATGATATTCCATACATTTGTCGCAGGGTCGAGCGTGTGTTAGGTGAGAAGTGGAAGAAGTCTCTGTCTCCGTGGAACAGAGTATTGGATCGAGAGATAGTTATCAGGGGTCGTAAGCAACTTGCATATGATATTGCAGGTGTTACGGTCCTTGACTATCTTGATTTGTATCAGAAGTTTACTTATTCAGCACAAGCATCTTATCGTCTGGATCATATTGCTGAAGTCGAACTAGGTGAGAACAAGTTAGATCACAGTGAGTATGAGAACTTTAAAGCATTCTATACAAATGATTGGCAGAAGTTCGTAGAATATAATATTCATGACGTGGAACTTGTTGACCAGTTGGAAGGCAAGATGAAACTGATTGAGTTAGCATTGTCCTTAGCATATGACGCTAAGGTTAACTTGTCTGATGTGTATTCACAGGTGCGAATGTGGGACACATTAATATACAACGATCTTAAAAAGAGAAACGTTGTTGTCCCACCGAAAAGAGGAGAACGTAAGAATGAACAATACGCAGGTGCCTACGTCAAGGAACCTAAACCAGGTATGTACGATTGGGTCGTCAGTTTTGATCTCAATAGTCTGTACCCTCATCTCATCATGCAGTACAACATTAGCCCAGAAACCTTGGTGGATAGAAGACATCCATCCGCATCTGTGGAAGGATTGCTCGCTAGAGATGTACAAATCTCTGGAGATTTTGCAGTGTGTGCCAACGGAGCACAGTATAGAAGGGACATCCACGGTTTTCTTCCAGAAATAATGCAAAGGATCTACGATGAACGTACGATCTATAAGAAGAAGATGATACAAGCGAAGAAGGACTATGAAAGTTCTCCTTCCGATAAACTTAGGAAAGATATTTCTAAGTTTAATAACATCCAGATGGCAAGAAAGATCCAACTTAACTCTGCCTATGGTGCTATTGGTAACCAATACTTTAGGTATTACAATCTTGCTAATGCTGAAGCAATCACATTATCAGGACAGGTCTCTATCAGATGGATAGAGAATAAGATGAATACTTACCTCAACAAATTATTAAAGACAGAAGATTATGATTACGTTATTGCTAGTGATACCGATAGCATTTACTTGCACCTTGGTCCTCTTGTGGAGAAGGTATTCCAGAACAGAGAGAAGAGCGATCAAAGCACACTTAGGTTCCTTGAGAAGGTGTGTGACGTGGAATTTGAGAAGTATATCGAGAATTCTTACGAGGAGTTGGCCACCTATGTAAACGCATACTCTCAGAAGATGGTCATGAAGAGGGAGAACATTGCCAACAAAGGTATATGGACTGCCAAGAAACGATACATCTTAAATGTATGGAATAGTGAGGGTGTTCAGTATGCTGAACCTAAACTAAAGATGATGGGTATCGAAGCAGTTAAGTCTTCCACACCTATGCCATGCAGAGGTGCTATTAAAGAAGCACTTGAGTTGGTCATGACCAAACAAGAATCTGATGTGCAGAAATTCATTGCACAGTTTAGAAAGAAGTTTGAGTCTATGCCATTGGAGGATATATCATTTCCTCGTAGTTGCAATAACATAGAAAAGTTTACATCCACCAAGGACATATATGGTAAGGGGTGTCCTATACACGTTCGTGGATCTCTACTTTATAATCATTATGTGAAGAAGCATAAGATACAAAACAAGTTTCCTTTCATCCAAGAGGGTGAGAAGATCAAATACCTTTACCTTCGTAAACCTAATCGCATAGGAGAGAATGTTATCTCATTCTTCCAGACTCTTCCAACCGAGTTCGAACTTGACGGATCAGTGGATTATGAGGTACAATTTGACAAGAGTTTCTTGTCTCCTATTAAGGGTATCCTTGATGCAATAGGTTGGACACCAGAAAAAAAAGTTACATTGGAGCATATTTTCGGATGACAAGTTCATTTTTACAGGACATAGCAGGAGAAATAGGTAATGAATACGCTAGTATCGTTAGTGATGGTGTCGCTTCTGGTGACACAAATAATTTTATCGACACGGGCAGTTACCTCTTTAACGCTCTTGTCTCAGGAAGCATCAAAGGTGGAGTTCCAGGGAACAAGATCACAGCTCTCGCAGGTGAGTCGAGTACAGGCAAAACTTATTTTTGTCTTGGGATTGTACAGTCTTTCCTCAACGACCATAGTGATGGTGGGGTTATTTATTTTGAGTCTGAGAGTGCTATAAGTAAAGAGATGATTGAGAGTCGTGGTATCGATTCTAATCGTATGATGATTGTGCCTGTTGTAACTGTACAGGAGTTTCGTCAGCAAGCAATTAAGATTATTGATAAGTATCTGGCACAGAAAGAAGAAGAACGTAAACCATTGATGTTTGTGTTAGATAGTCTTGGTATGTTATCTACCAGTAAAGAGGTAGAAGATACTGAAGCAGGTAAAGATACTCGTGACATGACTAGAGCACAGGTTGTTAAGTCTATCTTCAGAGTTCTTACTCTCAAATTAGGTAAAGCAAATGTACCAATGATTGTTACCAACCATACCTATGATGTAGTGGGTGCTTATGTACCTATGAAAGAGATGGGTGGTGGTAGTGGTCTTAAGTATGCAGCATCTACTATCATATACCTCAGCAAATCTAAAGAGAAAGATGGTAAGGATGTGATCGGTAACATTATCAAATGTGAGACTAAGAAGTCTAGGTTCACCAAAGAGAATGCTAAGATAGAATCAAGACTATTCTATGATGAGAGAGGACTTGATAAGTATTATGGTCTTCTTGAGTTAGGAGAGAAACACGGAGTGTTTACAAGAATAGGTAACAGATATAAGATGGGAGAAGTTAATCTATATCCTAAACAAATCTTGAGTAACCCAGAGAAATATTTTACACCCGAAGTTCTACAAGCACTAGATGAAGTTGCTGCTAAGGAGTTCGGATATGGAGCTTAAAGATTATGTCAGACACTACCCTCTGGCATTAGATCCCAGTCTCTGTCGTAATATCATTGATCTAGGAAAGAAAACTGAACTAGAAAGGTGGGAGCAGAAGGGTAGACCTCAATGGAATATGTTTAACATTACCCATGAGATCGAGAAAGAAAATCCTAAGGATGAATGGGTTAAGATTCACCAACAATTGATCCAATATATCAAGCGTCTCTCTGAGATCTATATGGCAGAGGTCAATTGTAAAGACTTCTGGCCAATAGAAAATTCATTTGAGCAAATTAAACTCAAGCACTATGATAAAGAAAAGAATGATAGGTTTGATCTACATGTGGATGTAGGTAACCATGATAGTGCTAGAAGATTCCTTGCCTTGTTCTTTTATCTTAATGATGTTGACAAAGGTGGAGAAACATGCTTTCATAATATAGATCACAGCATCCAACCAAAGGAGGGTAGTGCCTTAGTCTTCCCTCCCACATGGATGTTCCCTCACTCAGGAAAAGCACCCCTGTCTCATGACAAGTGGGTGGTCAGCACTTATTTACACTACCTCTAATGCAAAAGATCGAAGAGATCACCCTCAGTAAACTCATCCTTGATGAGAATTATTGTAGGCAAGTCATGCCTTTTCTTAAGGATGATTATTTTGACACCATTAATAATAAGGTTTTGTTTACTGCTGTACAGGAGTATGTACAGGAGTTCTCTGCAATGCCTGAACCTCAGGCACTTAAGATTGAGGTAGAAAAAAGGAGAGATATAAGTGAAGAAATCATTAAGGAGATCGAAGATTTCCTAGATAATAGGATTGATAGAGATCATTATAATAAGGATTGGTTGTTAGATACAACAGAAAAGTGGTGTAAGGAACGTGCTATCTACCTTGCTCTCATGGATAGTATTAAGATTGCTGACGGTCAGGATAAGACACAAAGTAAGGATGCTATTCCACATATCATGTCGGAAGCATTAGGTACAAGTTTTGATGACACAGTTGGACACGATTATATTAGAGACGCAGATCAAAGATACGATTTCTACCACACCATTGAGGAAAAGATTCCGTTCGATCTGGAACTCCTCAACAAGATTACAAAGGGTGGACTTCCTAATAAAACTCTCAACATTGCTCTTGCAGGTACTGGTGTGGGTAAGTCTTTGTTTATGTGCCATTGTGCTAGTTCTAGTTTACTCCAAGGTAAGAACGTTCTCTATATTACTTTGGAGATGGCTGAAGAGAAGATTGCAGAAAGGATAGATGCTAACTTACTTAATGTACCTATCCAACAACTCCAAGATCCACTCTTTAGTAAGGCACAATTTAGGACTAAGATAGACAAGCTAAATAAAAAGACACAAGGCAGACTTATCATTAAGGAATACCCAACTGCATCTGCTCATGTCGGTCACTTTAAGTCACTGATCAATGAGTTAGCAATGAAGAAAGGGTTTAGTCCTGATATTATATTCATAGATTACCTTAATATATGTTCGTCATCTCGTTATAAAAATACAATTGTTAATTCTTACACGTTCGTTAAAGCAATTGCTGAGGAACTTAGGGGTCTTGCGGTGGAAGCAAATGTCCCAATCGTCTCAGCTACTCAGACTACTCGTTCTGGATATGGTAGTTCTGATGTGGATCTTACTGATACCTCCGAATCCTTTGGTCTCCCTGCTACTGCTGACCTCATGTTTGCTCTTATTAGTACAGAGGAGCTCGAGGGAGTAAATCAAATAATGGTTAAACAATTAAAGAACCGTTATAATGATCCAACAGTTCACAAAAGATTTGTCATAGGTATTGACAGATCAAAGATGAAGCTGTATGATTGTGAACAGCAGCAACTTACCGACTCAGGTAGTGAAGAAGAGGTCTTAGAGATTGCCAAGACCGCCACCAAATTCGATTCATTTAAGATATGAGCAAGAAGAATTCCCACGGACATGACCACGACCATGAAAATGAAGTACCTGGTCCTGTACCCTTTGACCCTGCATCAACTGACAATGCACAGAAAGTAGCAGAGGAAATGAATAACTCTGCACAAGATGCCAAAGATGATATGGCAGAAGGTGCTAAGAAGATTGCAGATGAAACACCTAAAACTCCAGAAGATTTTATCAAACAGAAAGGGTTTACTGCATGGCAAGCAGCAGAGAAAATTAGAACCGATGAAAAGAAGAAGAAGGACAAGACTAAGTTCCAGATAGACTTAGACAAGTACATGGACTTCCAAGACAAGACTTGTTCTGATGCTAGTAAAGATAAGATACAATACATTGATAGGTTGAGACAACTATCTGAACAGGGATGTGACATTGCTCGTTTAGATACTGCATCTCAAGGACTAACTGCTGAAGCAGGTGAGTTTTGTGAGATTGTTAAGAAGCTGAAGTACCAAGGGAAACCTTGGAACGATGCTAACAAAGAGCATCTTATCAAAGAGTTGGGTGATGTACTATGGTATGCTGCGTGTGCAGCAAGGGCACTTGACATTCGTTTGGATGAAGTGTTCTATACTAACTCACTTAAACTTGCTGCTAGATATCCTGGTGGTGAGTTCTCAATCGAAGAATCAGAGAACCGTAAGGAGGGTGACATATGATTTATGTAATGGGTGCACTCGCTACCATCGTACTAATTGGTGTAATATATACATTATATAAGTACTGGGTATGATGGGTGAAGTGTGGAAGATCTGGAAGTACGCACTCGGATCTTTCCAAGACGAAACCACAAAGAGGTATGATGATATTATCTGCATCATCAGAACTTTTATCTTTGTACAGTTAGTAATAACTAATTGTTTTATTATCGCAGGTAACATTCGACATTGGAACGACAATCATGGCACTGAGTCAACAAGTAGAAGATTCATTAAGAGAGGCACAGGAAGACCTCAGGAATGCACTGTCCTTTTCATCGAGGACGGAACCCCCGTATGTGAGTAAACATATTGCAGATATTTTACACAACATCGAGAACCTAGTTCAGGTTACCGAACTTTTAAACACTGTAGATGAGGTAAGGAATGGACTTAAAGATAACTAATGAAGAGTTTGATACTATTATAATGAACCTTTGGATGCACCGTAAGAGTGATACAAAAACCAAAGAGTTATATAATAGACTTAAGTCTGAACAAAAAGATCCGAAGGAAGGATATGCTCCTTCATATCATCAATAAATAGAGGGGGAACACCCTCTTTTTTTTTAGACGCCTCAAATGCTAGTCATGGAGATATGGGTCAAATTACATCAAATGACATATTAATACTTATAAGTTTAAGTGGACAAAGTGAGGAATTAAAAAATA